CTCGTTCGGCAACGGCTATCTAATATTAGATGCAGTGCTGCACTACTTGGTACACCACACAATGGCACGACTGGATACGTGACGCCTATTCACCAAAGGAAGAATCTATGACCTGTGTCCGGGGAGTCTGAGTGCCTCTTATTATCACGGGTCTACATCTAGTGGCTTCTGCATTGTTGCAGCGGCGGTTTGTCTGCACGTCAGGCCGTCTAATATTAGACAAAGACCTAACGTAACATCCAAATATGTTTTTAAAGAACAGGGCCGCACATGGGTAAGGCTAGCCACCGAGGGGAACGATATCCCACTCGATAGCTCTATTATATACTAAACCTTACTGAATGTCAAGTGTTTTCTTGGCAGTTGGGGTCAGTCATCGGCCCAGTCCCGCAGGAGCTTTTGCTTGATGGCTTCGCGTTCCGTGGCCAGTTTGACCTTCACTTCGCGGGGTCGGGTTACGTTGTGCTCGGCAGCGATTTGGTTCACGCGCACGATGGATAGGTTATATTCCCTTGCAATGTCGGCACGGCGTTTGCCATCTAATATTAGACGGACAATGGCAGCATCTCGTTCGGTGTTTTTTACGGGGCGGCCTCCAGTAACGTAACCTTTCAGAGCAACGGCAGCGGCTGCTTCGAGACCTTGGGGATGCTTGGATGCGAGAACCTTAGCGAACTGTTCGGGCAGTTTTAGGGTGAGCGTGACAGTAGTCATAGTGAGGGTTACCTTGTAGGTTTGGGTGTGGAAGATAAGGTGAGTGAGTAGTATATATCAGGGGTGAAGCAAAAGCAATAAGTAAAAACGTCTAATATTAGACGAAAATAAGGGGGGTTGTAACGCATGTAACGCAATGTAACAGTAGGGGTCGTCACGTAGGATGCCAGTAAACACGCGGGTTGGGGAGGATTTAGGGGGGGTTGTAACCAAGTAACAGGCGTTCCAGAGAGAGAGAGTCAAAAAAATAAAAACGTGGTACTACTTATACCCCATTATTATCTAATATTAGACAGACCAACTATAAGTAGTATCACACATTTTATTTTTGACTCTCGTAGTTTTTCGGAAACGCCTGTTACGTGTTACATTAAATAAAAATAATTATATTATATCTATCTCTCTCTCTCTTTTCTGCCTTTATTTCGTGCAATCTGTGGCCCTTGGTTTTCAAAAAGGATGTAACAGTGCTTTTTGTTACATTGCGTTACATGCGTTACATCGTCTAATATTAGACTTTGCTGCTTTAGTTCTCAGTTGCCTCGCTCACGCGCCCGCACTCACATGCACACTCTCCCGCTCGGTCGACCTACTATCATCATGCGCCCAACGGGCGCATGGTACAAAAACACGGGACAAAAAAAAGCCCGGCGAACCGGGCTGTTAAATCTAAGGTTAGATTACTTGGCCAAAACCGTCTCTTTAAACCCGTCCAGTCGGTCAATCATAAGGTCTAAGGTATCAGCGGCCAACTCAGTCAGGCCAAGGATTCGCATTTGAGCAAGGGCCTTGCTAATTGTCTTATCAAGGTCTTCGCGTGAAGTACTGGACACCTTACCCGACACTTTGGTTTTGTCGCCTGACTTTTTACCCCACGGCAAAGCAAGATCAGGGTTATTTTTTAAGCCTGCTTCAAATGGCACGTTGAAATGCAACGCCCGCGCCGCACTATTCGCGTATTCGGTAAAGGTCTTTTTCTCCATCGCGCCACTGGCAACAATGTTAATCACGGCCTCACAGTCTCTAATTTCTTTTTGCATGGCTTTGCATGAGGCTTCGCCACGATCATTGGCAATTGACCAGGTATCAATAAAGGATTGGAATTCGCTATTAATCGTAGTAGTGAGCTTGCTTGAGGCGGCGTCAAAGGTTTTGTAAGCACCAATGATTTTAGATGCGCTTTTGTCAAAAGAAATAGTTTGCACGTTCATGGTAATAACTCCGAATTATCGGGCGACTTGATTGTCGTTTGCCGATGCCCCAATTGTATATAGGTTTCCTTACCTTGTCAATAGGTATACATGGCTAACCTTAGATGATTTTTTGGGGGCAGCCGCGACCCACTACACCCCCAGCACCACTTATGGCAATGGGACTCCGCCCGTCCGCTTACGCTGAGCGCAACATCCGCGACCACTACTCCCCCACGTTTATTCTTTAACCATACCTACCCACCCCCTCTTCCACAGCAAACACCCCCATGCAAAAATAAAACCCATTGCAAAAAATTTAATATATACTAGGCCAACTTAACAAGGCTGCTATTCCGCCATGTACCCACTCTCAATTGATTTTGATGTTCCGTATGCAACCTATACGCCCACGTTTGAGGCGCTTGAAGACCGCGTAGCTACGGCTATTGCGTCACTGGTTGACCTAAATGCGCTGCCTCGACCTAATGAAATTACGGATGAGGAACGGGAATTATCGCAAAACATTTTTGCAGGCAACCAACTTGCCTCAGATGCAGACCTTTCTAGCCCCGGAGTGGTGGCGCACTTGGGTGCAATGCTCAATGAGTACGATAAAGTGGTTGTTCAATCTGCAGGACAATTGCGAACCTACGTTACAAACAAGCTTTTGATGGAAACCCAGCATCCGGACGCCCGAATCCGCATGAAATCGTTGGAATTACTGGGCAAAATCTCAGATGTGGGCCTGTTTACGGACAAAACTGAGATTACTATGCGCCATAAACCGACAGAAGAGCTGGAACAATTATTGCGGGAGCGATTAACCCGGGTTATTGAGAGTGAATCAGTAGATATCCCTGCAAAAAGGGTACGTCCTGACCTTGCGCCGGGTGAAAGATTAGATATTTCGGGAGTAACTGATGTCTAAAGTCCCATCTGCGTTAACTCCAGCCATTGTGGAGCGCATTATAAAGGGGATGCCGCCTGAAGAAGCCGCAGAACTTTTGGCCATGTTTGATGTTATCGAAGAACGCAAACGAATTGAAGCTGCACGATCTGATTTTTTGGCATTTATTGCAGCAATTGACAAACATTACAAGTTTGGAACACATTTGCGTAGGCTCGGCAACTTGTTAATGGATGTGGAAGAGAATACCAAGAACAGAATTGCAGTCTCTATGGCCCCTCGTATGGGCAAATCACAAATGATTTCAATATACTACCCTGCGTGGTATCTTGGATTACATCCGGAACACAAAGTAATTGTCGCCTCCCACACGTCTGATTTGGCTGTTGTAATGGCCAGAAAGGTGCGTAACTTAATTGCATCCGCAGAATATAAAGCCATATTTCCCGGAACTAGTATTGCATCTGACGCTAAGGCTGCAGGGCAATGGAACACTACCAAGGGCGGCGAGTATTTTGCGATCGGTGTGGGGGGCGCACTTGCTGGCCGGGGGGCCCACTTGATTATTGCGGATGATCCGCTGTCCGAGCAGGACATCAAGGCGGGCAATACCAATTCCCTTGATACGGCATATGAATGGTTTAGTGCGGGTTTGCGAACTCGTCTGATGCCCGAGGGAAAAATCTGCGTGCTTCATACGCGCTGGCATCAGCGAGACTTGATTGGCAGGTTGGTCAAGGACAGCGCCCAGAACGAGGGCGGCGATAAGTACGAGACGTTTGAATTCCCTGCCATTTTGAACGAGGGCACTGAGAACGAGAAGTCGATTTGGCCAGAGCAGTGGAGCGTTGAGAGTTTGCAGCAAACCCGGGCGTCCATGCACCACATCATGTGGCAGTGGTATGCGCAATACCAGCAAAACCCAACGGCAGCCGAGGCTGCAATCATTAAGCGAGACTGGATCAGGTGGTGGAAAGAAGACCTGCCGCCCAAGATTGACTTTATCGTGCAGGCATTTGATACGGCGCTTACAGTTAAGAGCCGGTCTGACTTTTCAGTTTGCCATACATGGGGCGTGTTCACAGACGAGAAAGACAATAGCTCCCATGTCATTTTGCTTAACAAGGTAAAAGGCAAGTACGAGTTTCCAGAGCTTAAGGTAATGGCTCACGAACAGTATAAGGACTGGGAGCCTGACAGCGTTATTGTGGAAGCCAAGGCCAGCGGGCAGCCGCTGATTGACGAGATGCGCCGGTCAGGCATTTTTGTGCAGGACTTTAGCCCGGGCAAAGGCCAAGACAAGGTTGCGCGGGTCAACGCTGTGGCGGATATGTTTTCGTCTGGTCATGTATGGTTTCCTGAGACGGCTTGGGCTTCGGCTACGGTTGAAGAAATTTTGGCGTTCCCTGCGGGCGAACACGATGACGAGGTTGATACTATGACGCTGGCGCTGCAGCGCATCCGCAAGGGAGGTATGTTGCGTTTGTCGACCGACAAAGAGGATAATCCGTTCTACGCGCAGCGTCGTGGCGTATCGTATTACTAAGGGCTGATATGACTACTCAGAAATTCATGGGGGCAAACAACTTGGTCAACCGGCTTGCCGCGCAAGTTGGTTCGCGTGAGACTGCCATCGGCTTACTGCGTAAACGTGGGCACATGAAAAAAGGGTCTGAGAAACTTACCGCCGCAGGTCAAGCCCGAGATAATATGACTGCCAAAGAACGGGCCATAGATCGGGCAACAAAAAGTTCTAGTAACCCCGCCAAGGCATACACGTACAACCCCAAGACAAATCGCGCAACTTTGCGTGCAAGGACTAAATAATGGCTACCAATATGTTCCCCTCCCTGTCGCAAGCCCCACTGGGTTTGGACGCATTAACTCCAGAACCCCAAGACTTTGAAGAGGGACCCGGTATTGAGATTGTGATTGACAACCCAGATGATGTGCATATCGGCATGGACGGCATGCAGATTGACATGATGCCTGACAAAGGAAATGGCGAAGATTTTGATGCCAACCTTGCAGAGTTTATGGACGAGGATGAGCTGCAAAAATTGGGTAGCGAGATTCTTGAGTTAGTTGACGCAGATATTAACTCGCGCAAAGATTGGGTGGAAGCCTACGTCAAAGGTTTAGATGTTCTGGGGATGAAGTATGAAGAGCGTACTGAGCCGTGGAGTGGTGCCTGCGGGGTATTTAGCACTGTACTTACCGAAGCTGCCATTCGCTTCCAAAGCGAGAGTATTATTGAAACTTTCCCGGCTGCAGGCCCAGTTAAAACAGAGATCGTTGGAGCAATTGATAAGCTCAAGGAAGAGGCGGCAGAGCGCGTCCGGGATGACATGAACTACCAGCTCACGGAGGTGATGACTGAATACCGCCCTGAGCACGAGAAGATGCTGTACTCACTGGGCCTTGCGGGCAGCGCGTTTAAAAAGGTGTATTTTGACCCAGCTCTAGGTCGGCAGACATCAAACTTTATTCCGTCTGAAGACATTATCATCCCCTACGGTTCGTCGGACTCCAACACGGCAGAACGCGTTGCGCATGTTATGCGCAAGACCAAGAATGAGATTCGCAAATTACAAGTCTCTCGTTTTTACCGAGACATTGATCTGGGTGAGCCCACTCAAATTCACACGGACGTGGAGAAAAAGAAGGCCGAAGACCAAGGGTATTCCCTTACTGACGACGACCGATATCAGATTGTGGAAGTGCATATTGACTACGATATGCCCGGCTATGAAGACGAAGATGAGATTGCCCGCCCGTATGTGGTGTCGATTGACCGTGCTACGACCAAAGTGCTGGCCGTGTACCGCAACTGGGAAGAAAGCGACTTCCAACAAGCAAAACGCCAGCACTTCGTACAGTACACATACATTCCCGGCTTTGGCCCATACGGAATTGGCTTGATTAATCTGATTGGAGGCTATGCGCGTGCAGGAACTTCAATTATCCGCCAGTTGGTTGATGCCGGCACGCTTTCCAACCTGCCCGGCGGCCTAAAAACCCGTGGCTTGCGTACAAAAGGGGATGACACTCCGATCGCGCCCGGTGAGTTCCGTGATGTTGACGTTCCAAGCGGCTCAATCCGCGACAACATCATGGCTTTGCCATATAAAGAGCCAAGCCAAGTTCTGCTGGCTCTGTTGAACCAGATCACGGATGAAGCGCGGCGTTTGGGTTCGATCGCGGATATGAACATCAGCGACATGAGTGCGAACTCGCCCGTGGGCACAACACTTGCCCTGCTTGAGCGCCAGCTCAAAACCATGAGCGCGGTGCAAGCCCGGGTGCATGCCAGCATGAAGCAAGAGTTTCAACTGCTGCGCGACATTATCCGAGATAACACCCCAGAAACTTACAGTTTTGATCCAGCCAGTGGAGATCGTAAGGCGAAGAAGGCTGACTACGACATGGTGTCGGTCATCCCAGTGTCGGACCCCAACAGCTCGACAATGGCGCAGCGGATCATGCAATATCAAGCTGTTATTCAGTTGGCCCAAGGCGCACCGCAGATTTACGACTTGCCTCAGTTGCACCGCCAGATGATCGAGGTGCTGGGTATCAAGAACGCTGACAAGTTGGTGCCGCTGCCGGAAGACCAGAAGCCCCGCGACCCCGTGTCAGAGAACATGAGTTTTTTAACTGGCAAACCGACCAAGGCGTTTATTTACCAAGACCACGATGCGCACATTGCTGTACATACCAGCATGATGCAGGACCCAGTAATCATGAGCCAGATTGGGCAAAACCCGATGGCGCAGCAG